CCATCACCCCAGCAGAAGCCAAGCCCCTGAAAGAGGCGGTCGCGGAGTTCGCCAACGCGGCCGCTGCCCTCCGCGAGGCGGAGTGTGACGAGCTCTATTGCGAGGTCGACGGCAGGACGCCCGGCCCGCACTTGCTCGACCAGCTGGAACAGGCTCGCAGTCGGTGGCGCAAGGCCCACACCCGCGTCTACAAGCTCATCGACGACATGACCGAGGAGGCAACCCAGTGAGCATCTACTACCAAGACGATCAAGTCACCCTCTACCACGGTGACTGCCTCACCGAGCACCGCGAATGGCTGGACGCGGACGTGCTCGTAACCGACCCGCCTTACGGGATTGCCTACGCCTCCGGAGCGCGCCGCGAGAAGCTGGCCCGATCCATCCTCGGCGACAAGGACACCCGAGCCCGTGATGCCGTCCTCGACACCTGGGGTGACCGACCCTCGGTCATATTCGGCACCTGGCGCATCCCACGCCCCGAGCGGACGCGAGCGCTGCTGATCTGGGACACAAAGGGCGCTCTCGGCATGGGCGCTCTCGACCTTCCGTGGAAGCCCGCGCACCAGGAGGTCTACATTGCCGGACACGGCTTTGAGGGACGCCGCACGAGCGACGTGCTCAGCATCGCCCCGGTCCAGTCCACTGCACGCAACGGGCGAAATCATCCGCACGAGAAGCCGCTGCCTCTGATGCACGCCCTGCTCATGAAGTGCCCACCCGGCACCATCGCAGACCCGTTCGCTGGCTCAGGTTCAACTCTCGTCGCCGCACGAAACCTCGGGCGGAAAGCCATCGGTATCGAGCTGGAGGAGCGCTACTGCGAGATCATCGCCGCCCGCCTGTCCCAAGGAGTCCTCGACCTGGAGGTCACAGCATGAACACCACGGCCCAGAAGCTCGACCGAGCACGCAAGCGCCTCGCCGTCCTCGATGCCCAGTGGGAATCCACAGGCCTGCCCCGCGACCCCGGAGCACTATCAGGACTCAAGGGCTACACACGCGACCGCCAGGTGAAGGACATCAAGCGCTCGACCCGGATCGCCAGCGAGTCCGTGCGCCTGCGAGAAGAGATTCGAGCACTGGAACACCGGATCGACCACGAGCAGGCCGAGGCAGAGGCAAACGAGGCCGCCACGGTGGACCTCGAGCGGCTCCGCCCGGGTGACCTCATCCGGTACCGCAGTCACGGGCACAGCGTCGGGAACTGGCTCCGAGTCAAGAGGGTCAACCGGACCACCGTCACCTGTCAGGAATCCGGGCCAGGCATGGACCCGCCCCGCATCCCACACGACCGGATCGTCGAAACCCGCCACCAGGAGGCCGCGTCGTGAGCATCGTCTACGACATCGTCTGCCGCAACACCGCCGCCCACCCACCACGGACCATCGCCACCATCACCGACCTGGAGTTCATGGACACCTGGACCTGCACCCCACAGGGCCACGACCTCACCGGCGCCCGGAAGGCACGCGACGGGTACCGGTTCGCCTGCCGGTGCGGGGAGCACGTCGCCTGCCACCGCGGCGACCTCCACCACGCCCTGCACCGGCTCGGCGCCGAGGGCCGGAGGGTCATCACACTCCACGGCATCAGATACCTACGCCGTCTGGAGCACGACCCGGTCCGGCCACCACAACCACTCACAGAGCCCCTGGCAGACGCCAGGGGCTTTCTCATGCACGAAGGGACCCGACCATGAGCAGCGACTTCGACGACCTGTTCAGTGCCCACGAGCGCCGACACATGAGCCGCCGCGCCACCGCGTTCTCAGTCCTCGCGCAGGCAGCCGCCGGGGCAGTGAAGTTCCCCAGCGACGCCCGCAACCGGCACCTTGCCTGCGCCATCCGCATAGCCCGCCGGTGGGGGCTCAAGGACGACGAGATCAAGACGACCATCAACCAGACCCGAGAGGAGGCCGCCCGTGGCTGACAAGCGACAGTGGGCCAAGTTCGACGTCGGCTACCTGCACAACCCCAAGCTGCTCGACGTCCTCGACGTCTCCCACACCGCTGTGCTCATGCACACCTTCTCCGTGCTCTACTCCGCCCAGCACCTCACCGACGGCGTCGTCCCCGTGTCACTGGTGCGCCGGTACCTCGGAGGCTCCCAGGAGGACGTGGACGTCCTCGTGGAGGTCGGGCTGTGGCACGGGCCGGACCATGACTGCACCGAGTGTGAGCAGCCACCAGCGAGGAACGTCGTGGTGCACAACTACCTGGAGCACAACCGGTCCGAGTCAGACGTCAACAAAGCGACCGAGGCCGCCAAGAAGGCGGCAGCGGCCAGGTGGTCCAACAGCGACGAGGATGCGGACCAGGCAAGCGCCACGCATGCGGACCGCACTGCATCAGGCAATGCGGATCGCATGCGGACCGCATTGCAGGGCGCAATGCATGAGGGCGGTGACCGCATTGCCGGATGCAATGCAGAGAGAGAAGAGAGAGAAGAGAGATCTCTACAGCACCCTGCGGGCGCTGACAGCGACCACCCTGACCCCTTCGATCAGTGGTGGACCCACTACCCGAAGAAGGTCGACAAGGGCCAAGCCCGCCGAGCATTCAAGACCGCCCTGAAGAAGACGACGCTCGCCAAGCTCATCGCCGGGGCCCAGGGGTACGCCGCATGGTGCCAACGCACCAACACCGAACGACGGTTCATCAAGAACCCCGCCACCTGGCTCAACGCCGAAGCCTGGGACAACGACGACGAGCTCACCACCACCCGACCAGAGCCACCAGCCCGCCCCACCGTCGCCAACCCCGGCGCGTTCACCAACTGGTCCGAAGACGACTACCGGCCATGGGCCGACCGCCCCCACGTCGTCGCCGCCCAGCAGCGCGTCAACGAAGCCCGCCAGAACGGAGAGACACCCAACGATGACGATCTCGCCACCATCGCAGGACCACCAGCAGGACACCCAGCCCAGCACCCAAGCTGAGGAATACCTCCTCGCAGCCGTCTTCGACGACCCCCGGCTCCTCGACACCATCGAGTTCAACCCCCGCGACTTCCACCAGCCTCGCCACGAAGACATCTGGCAGGCCATGGCCAGGCTCCACGCCGCCCGCAAGCCCGTCGACCCGCTCACCGTCACCGACGAACTCAACCGGCACACCCAGGCAGGCCACCGGGTCGACGTCGCGGATATGCACCGGCTCAACAACGGAGCCATCGTCGCCACCGCCGGCCACTACTACGCCGGAATCGTCCGCCGGGAAGCCCAGCGACGCCGCATCATCCACGCCGCACAGCAGATGCTCGCCACCGCCCAGACCGGCGACCCCGAACAGGTCCTCGAGCAGGCCTCCGCCACCATGGAAGGCCTCCAGCAGGGCATCCACTCCCAGGACGTGAAGTTCATCGGTGAAGACATCGACGCCGTCATCGACACCCTTGACCAGGCGCCGCACTACACCCCCACACCCTGGCCGTCACTGAACCAGCGCATCGGCGGGTTCCTGCCCGGCGCCATGTACGTCATCGGCGCCCGCCCAGCCTCCGGGAAATCCATCTGGGGACTGCAAGCCGCCATCGGACTCGCCGAGCACGGATCCGTCGCCTACGTCAGCCTCGAGATGTCCCGCTACGACCTGCAGAAGCGCTACATCAGCAACATCGGCCACGTCGACAACGGGCACCTCATGCGCCACGACCTCACCGAATGGGACTGGGAACAGATCGCCCGGGCACGCCCCAAACTCCAGCAGCTGCCCATCGCGATCCTCGACCGCAACGTCACCATCACCCAGATGCGCCGCTACATCCGATCCGTGCACCGCCGGAAACCCCTGGCCGGGATCGTGCTCGACTACCTCGGCATCCTCCAAGCACCATCCGGGGACCGCCGCTCCAAGCACGAGTACATCTCCGCCATGAGCAGGGAGCTCAAACAGCTTGCCATGCAGCTCGAGGTGCCCGTGATCGTGCTCGCCCAGCTCAACCGGGAATCCGAGAAGCGCGAAGACAAGACCCCCAGGGTCTCCGACCTTCGCGACTCCGGCTCCGTCGAGCAGGACGCCGACGTGGTGATCCTGCTGCACCGCAACGACGAGCAGCCCACGGAGGTGCAGATGATCGTCGGGAAGAACCGGCGCGGCTCCACAGGGTCGATAGCCTTTGACCTGAAGGGCTACTACAGCAAGATCACCGAGACAGGAGCCGCAGCATGATCAGCAGCGAACAGCGAGAGCACCTGGACTCGCTCATCAACCACCACGTGGAGACAGAGCGCATGTGCGTCAAGGCCTCCGGCACACCCGAGGCGGAGGAACGCAACACGGTGGCGACCCGAGCATGGAGTGAGCTTCAGGAGTTCCTGGACAACATCACCGAACAGTAACCGCCCTGATACCGACCGGAGCCCGCTAGGCCGACGTCTGGCGGGCTTTCTCATGCCCTGACCCACCGCCACCCCACCCGCACCCTGCGAGCCCCGGAGAACGGCACACAGCCGCCCGGGGCTCTACTCACGCCCCGAAGGAGGGACCACCAGTGACATGAGATGCCGCAAGACCCGCTACCGCGACCGCATCGCCGCCCAACTCGCCCTCGCCACTATCCACCGGAAGGACCGGCCCCAAGCCCGCGAGACACGCGCCTACCAGTGCCCACGGTGCCGCGGCTGGCACCTCACATCCCAGAACAGGAGAACCACATGACCACCGCCGCCGAACACCGACACCGAACCATCCACGCCTGGACCGAGAAGCAATTCCAGAAGCAAGTCATCGCACTCGCCCGCACCCTCGGCTGGTGGACCATGCACCACTACGACAGCCGACGATCCACCCCCGGATGGCCCGACCTCGTCCTCATCCGCGACCACCAAGCCCTGTTCGTCGAACTCAAGGCCGAGAAGGGACGGCTCAGCGCCGACCAGGAAAACGTCATCAACATGCTCCTCGGAGCAGGCCTCAATGCGCAGGTGTGGCGACCACGCCACTGGGCCGACGGCACCATCCACACCACCCTCGGAGCCACCAACCCCGTGAACCATGACCAAGGAGGCGCAACCCTATGAGCCCCACACAGTGCGGCGCGAAGAAGCGCGACGGCACCCCCTGCAAGCTGCCGCCCATGCGGGACGCGACTCGGTGTCGGCTCCATGGTGGGAAGTCTCCCAGGGCGCAGGCGAAGGCTGCTGAGCGGCGTCAGCAGGCGGAGATCATGCGCGCCCTCGGTGAGGTGCCTGACCAGAACGTGGACCCTGCGGAGGCGCTGCTGAGGCTCTGCGCGACCAAGGCGGCAGAGGTGGAGTGGCTTCGCTCTATGGTCATCCAGATCGACACCCACCCCGCCCCCGCGGCGGATGGTGACGGTGAGCAGTCGGCCCTGGTGTGGGGGCAGACCGCCCACGAGACCGGGATCGGCCCAGAAGGGCCCATCGACAAGCGCACCTGGCAGGCCGGCGCCAACGTCTGGTGGAAGCTGCTCCGCGAGGCTGAGGACCAGCTCGCCCGGTACTCCACCGCCGCACTGCGTGCCGGAGTCGAACGCCGCCAGATCGAGTTGCAGGAGGCCCAGGCGTTGCACCTGGCGCAGGCCATCCACCGGATCCTCGACGCCCTGCACCTCACCGCCGAGCAGGCCCGCCAAGTCCCCACCGTCGTCCCCGAGATCCTGCGTCAGCTTCCCGTCACCACCACCCAGGAGGACCACCAGTGACCCTGCGAGACAACATTCACCGGCTCGTCCGACCACACATGACCCGGCGACCAGATGGCAAGCACACCACCGTCGACCCGCTCCTGTCCCAGCTCGCCGCCGCCATCCACCCCTCCGGTGGAGGCCGCGGAGACAGCTCAGAACAGCCCATCCCCGTCGACACTCGCGCCATCGACCTCTGGGCCACCCTCGACACCCAGGCCCGCGCCGAAGAGCTCGACCGCGCCGGCACCGCCCGCGGAACCCTCGGCGCCATCATCACCCGCTGGGAGACCGAGACCCGCCCAACCACTGTGACCCACCTCGAGCACGTCACCCTCGACATCATCGACCAGATCACCAACCTGCTCGACCCTCCCCCGAAACGCCGGCCGCTCCGCAAGCCCTGTCCCGCCTGCGACCAGACCTGGGTACTCAACAGCGACGGCGACAGGGTCTCAGCCCTCACAGCGGGCACCCAAGACGCCGAGGGCGCCATGCTCCCGCCCTCCGAGTACGACGTGACCTGCTCGGCCTGTGACGCGGTGTGGACCGGTCGAGAGCTCACCTGGTTGCTGCAGGTCATCGCCGACACGCGTGCCGAGGACATCATGCACGCGTCATAGGGACGTGTTAAGCTGAAAGGGCCTCGGCGAAGTGTCACTTCTGCCAGGTGATCCCCTCGACCCCCACGCCACAGGCTGGGGGTTTTCTCATGCCCGGGCGCCTCCCGCCGCTCATCGACCCGACCCCCCTGGTGGACGGTGGCAGGGAGGCCCCAGGCGCCTATGGCCCGTAGCTCAGCGGCAGAGCATCCGACTGTTGATCGGCAGCGCGCAGGTTCGACCCCTGCCGGGCCAGCCATACCACCCACGGGAGGCGCACATGGACCAGCGACCCGCCTTCCACTGCGGCGCCACCGACTGTTGCGAAGGCGTCTGCTACCCCGAATGCCAGGCGGACCTCACCCTCACCGCCGAGGCCGCCCAGCAGTCTCCCACGCTGGCCGACACGCAGCCGGAGGCCGACTGACCCACAGGAGGGCGCCATGACAGTGCCCTCCGTCTGGGAGATGGCGGCACGCATGTTCGAGCCACCCACAGAGCGCTACGCCTCACCCCTCGACCTCGCCGAGCGCCTCGACCCCAAGCACCGCACAGTGCCCGCCATCAAGGCCATCGACGACGCCCTAACCGAAGCGTGGAACACCCCTGACTCGCGGCTCATCATCCAAACCCCGCCCCAGCTCGGGAAATCGACTCACGCCGTACGCCGCTTCGCCCTCTGGGCGCTCACCCAGAACCCGGACGCCCGCATCGTCATGGCATCCTACGGTCAACGCATCGCAGTCCGCTGGTCCCGGCAAGTGCGAGACGACATCCGCACCCACCAAGACCAGCTCGGCAACCTCCGAGTACGCGACGACCTCGCAGGGCAGGCAGAGTGGAGGCTCGCAGGCTACGAGGGTGGCGTGTTCGCCACAGGCATCGGCGGCGCACTCACAGGCCGCAGCGCTGACCTGCTCATCATCGACGACCCCGTGCGAGACGCCGAGCAGGCATCCTCAGCCACCTACCAGGAGCGCAACTGGGAATGGTGGAACGCTACCGCACAGACGCGCCTCTCCCCCGGCGCCCCGGTGATCCTGATCCTGACCCGCTGGTCGACACAGGACCTCGCCGGGAAGCTCATGGCCGAACACCCCGGAGAGTGGAAGGTCCTCAACCTGCCCGCCCAGGCAGACCACAACCCCGACAAGGGCGAGACCGACCCACTCGGACGGGAACCCGGAGAATGGCTGACCATCCCCTCCGGGCGCACCGTCGCCCAGTGGGAGCAACGGAAGGCCAACACCGACCAGCGCACCTGGTCCGCCCTCTACATGGGCCGCCCCACACCAGACGAGGGCGGCGTGTTCCCCCGCACCGACGGGTGGGCCCGGTACGACAAGCCCTGGCACACCGAACGCAACGGCGCCAACCACGTCCCCGGCGCCGACGAGCGCCCCGAGATGGAGCTACTCACAAGCTGGGACCTCACCTTCAAGGACACCAGCAGCAGCGACTACGTCGTCGGCCAGGTGTGGCTACGCATCCGGGGCATGGTGTACCTGCTCGACCAGGTGCGCGGCCAGATGAACTTCGGAGCCACCGAACGAGCCATCCGTGACCTGCGCGCCAAATGGCCCCAGTCCCGGCAGATCCTCATCGAGGACAAGGCCAACGGTCCGGCGATCATCAGCCACCTGCGCCAGGAGATCCCCGGCATCATCCCGGTGGAGCCACACGGGTCCAAGTACGCCCGTGCCCAGGCGATCACCCCCTTCGTGGAGTCCGGGAACGTGGTGCTGCCGGAGACCCGGCTGATGCCGGTCCAGGTGAACGCGCTGATGGACGAGATTCTGGCGTTCCCGCACGGGTCACATGACGACACGGTGGACGCCATGACCCAGGCCGTCAAGGCGCTGCTGATCGACCGGATCGACCGTGACCAGGCGGGCGCCATCGTGGAGCCCGCCGAGTACGAGGACTACACCGTCAGCACCTGGTGGTGACCCACTGACCCTGAGAGGAGGCCCGCGTGCCGCACCCCATGGAACGCCTCGTCTCCGAACAGGACCGCACCCGCGACCTCGCCGGGGAGCTCGACACCGCCCTGTGGCGCCTCGAGCAGATGCAGGAGTCTTTCGCCCAGCTCGAGCTGCAGCGCGAAGACGTCGGCTGGACCCGCATGGTCCAAGACGGCCAGCAGGACATGTCCCGTGAGGGCATCATCCGGCACGCCCAGCAGCACCGGGTGGCGGCCATCGCTGACCCGCTCATCCGCCGCGGCACCCTGCTGACCGCCGCCTACGTTTTCGGGCAGGGTGTCGGCACCCGCGCCGAGGGCGACGACGTCAACACCGTGGTGCAGGGGTTCCTCGACGACGACGTGGTCCGCAAAGTGTTCACCGGGGCGCAGGCCCAGGAGCGCAACCAGGTCGCGCTGGCCACCGATGGGAACATCTTCTACGCTCTGCCCACCGACCCTGCGACCGGGGCTGTGACGATCCGCGACATCCCGCTCGAGGAGGTCGTGGACATCATCACCGACCCGCAGGACCGGGAGTCCGTGCGGTTCTATCTCCGGTCCTGGCAGGAGACCGACCCTGCGACCGGGCGGCTGGTCACCCGCAAGACCGCCTACCCGCAGCTGCGCTACTCTCCGGCGACGAAGCACCGCCGCATCCGGGTGTCCCCGTCGGAGACGGTCCCCGTGCAGTGGGACACCCCGGTGTATCACGTGGCGGTGAACCAGCTGAAGGGCCAACTGTGGGGCACCGCCGATGTGTTCTCCGCGGTGCCGTGGGCGCGGGGGTACTCGGAGTTCCTGAACGACTGGGCTCGTCTCATGAAGGCCCTGTCCCGGATCGCGTACCGGGTCAGTGGGAAGAACGCGTCCCAGTCGCAGCAGATGCGCGCCCAAGCCGCCCACCTCGACCAGGCGCCCGCCGGATCCACCGCGGTCCTCACCGGGGACGCCACCATGGAGCCGATGCCCAAGACCGGGGCCACCATCGACT